ATTACCTTTTGTCCAATACCGCCTGACGAGATCACCATAGGCTTTAGTGAATTCACATTCACCTGTGTATGGATGTCGAATGAAATAATTAGATAATGCTGGAATATTCAACAAACATTGAAGGGCTGTATTGAAGTAGCATGTATTCCCGTGATTTTCGAGACCCTTCATTACAATTTATGAACATAAAACACTTAAGAGAATGACGCAAAATGATAATGTTAAGAAAAATGAACGTTCAAGCTATCGTCGATCGTGTCCTCCCTATTTTCGAAGCCCACAAGAATGAGGGTGACATAGAAGTTGAGATTCGTCTCGGTAAGCACAACGGCTCCCTCTTTGACACCAACGTAGGCAAAGATGTTTGGAAACGAGTGCTCGCAGGACTCAAAAAATACAACGGTTGGGAGTCTACGAAGATTTCAACCGTCGATGTATACTACAATGATAGTAACAATGTTCGTATCACATCAGACGAAGAGACGGGAGAACAATCTATGATACAAAAAATCAGCGTCTCCAAGGAGGATTTCAGATGCGACCCCCTAGACGTTCGTTTCTGTGTCGCCCGTGAGATTCCTACATCCGGTGACTATGAGATGGATCGGAAGAGGACCAAAACGAGGCACTCCTTCGTACGCAAGAACCTCAGTATAGATATGACTATCAGCAGTGGTGACAATGCCGACATGGACTCTGAAGAAGAAGCGACCTACCAGATTGAGCTAGAGATTGTGAAGCCCGATGCGGTCGATGACGTCTACAAGTTTTTCAACATCATTCACAAGGTGGCTGACCTCTCAAAACTAATTTCATCGTAATATATAAATGATATACTTCTTAGTAGCTCTCATCGTTTTCTTTCTCATGTTTGATAAGCAGAAAAAGTCGGACGAAGTTGAGGGGTCTAAATTTTTCTACATCAGTGAGGGCGCCTCCAAGGATGTCTACCTCCAAATGCACAGGGACAACGTAGGAGACAATGCCCTCAAGAGGTTTGTCGAAATGGAGGATACGTTTCTCGAACTCGAACAAAAATCTGTGTGTTCAGGAATACCTCTCATAGTTCAGGCTAGTGTACTTTCTAATAAAATTAAAGACACATTTCCAAAATATGACTTCTCTTACCACACTACACACCTTAAACAAATAGCCGAACCAGGAAAGACCATCAATAGGAAAATTAAATGTCAGTAAATAGTATATGAAGACGGAACTCCGGGATATTATCGCATTTTCTCAACGTTCTTTACAAAATGTTGGTGCGTACATTTCCGTGTCGTTCGCACTTCTCGCATATTCTAGATTTTATCGTGGTAAAGGAAACGCTGTTTACAACGTGGCTTTCATCATTATCAGTGCCGCCATCCTCCTGCTGTCTATACGACTATTACACATCTTATTACTTTATAAGACAGGTTTAGAGGGAGAAGATAAGAAGGTACTTGAAGAGTTCATGGTTGTTCCCACAAATCTTTTATACCTTCTCTACGTCATTTTAGGATTTATACTTTTTACTCTCTACAGAGAGCTTAAACAATAACCTGACATAAATAATATGGAGGGAGAAAGACACGTAGTAATAGAAAAACCAGATGGTTCCCTCGTGGTTGGATTTAATGAAGAAATTCCGACACCCCCACCCGAGGAAGTCGTCGCCGTTCCCGAAGGAGAGATGGTCGTTAGATACAGTCCAATAAACGCAGTCACCGCAGATTTTCTCGTGTTTTTGGCTATAGGAGTGATGATGATGTATCAAAGATACGTTGATGCGTTCAACATTATTTTTGGTTTAATGACATGTCACGCACTTCATAGAAAACCGGTTTCGTATCGGTTCACGGGTCCTTCCCTCTTAGGGGCACAGGCGTACGCTTTTATAATGTGTACATTTTTCGCTGTAACTCATATGTGGTGGGAAGCCGCATATCAGTTTAGTTGTGGAAGTAATATTTTATTCGCTTTCCTCAATGCTGAGGAGATCGAGGAGACTCTGCAAAATTAGGCGATGTTTCTCACTTCTGATGCGCTTTAGATCTTTCGCGTAGTGCATGATGAGTTCGTTTTCATCGTTCTCACCACGTTCTTTACCCATTCGTATGTAGTCTGCTATGACGTAGATGACTGCGTCGAGAAGTTCTTCTCGAGCCATATCCAACCATGAATTTCTAGGTGTTCCCCATTCTCTCGTGTCGTCATCGACTCGTACACCGTGATTATATCTTTTCAACCCGAGCTCGAGCCGCGCCAATAGTTCGTCGTGCGTTCCCATTTGCGTTTACATTGGCCCTAAACTTTAACCAATACTTTCTGTATTCCGCCATCTTTTTGTTCGATGGTGGCCTCTTTTGGTTCATGATATAATTCGCTGCTGCGCGGCGGTAATTGTTTCGTAAATTATAGGGAACACCCGTGACGTTCGCAGACTTTATGAGGTAGTTCTTCTCGAGCTCCTTTCTCCTCTGCATCTTCCAGTTGCTGACCATTTGTTTCTTAATTTTATCGACAACCATCTTTCTAGGTAAACCGAGGGACTTATCACGATTGTTACGTCCCACGCGTGAGATGGCATTTTTAACATTCTTGATGTCTTGGTTGAGATTGGGTTTGTAACGGTTCATCCATGAACGACCGAATTCCTTGATGAGATCACGACGAATGGAGTTTTCGTCTATACCAATTCTCTTCGCTCTCACCTGCATCTTCTTAGTCACAGCTGCAGCCTTTTTGTTCTGCTGAATTTTCCTCTTTGTAGGCTTAGGTGGTGGAGGAGGTTTGGGTTTCGATAGATTGTTGCGAACTTTCTCTATCTTTTGACAAATCGTTTTCTTTGTCTCTTTATCACCGAGTTGAATTTTAAGAATCTTAGCGATGCGGATGAGTTCATCCTTCTTTTCTGTGGAACATATCTTACCACCAACCCTGAAAGTTTCGGCGGTTCCACTGAGTTTCGTGTTCTTCTTTTTATTCACGTTTTTGAAAGTTGCCACTTTTTGACCTGAAATTTTCCTGATCCTGTCACAAATTTCTAATTTGGTTGCATCCCTAGTTCCATCCCTCTTCTTTGTTCTGAAGTTGACAACCCCCATCTTTCTCGCTAAATCGACGAGTTCTGCCCTCCCCATACGTTCGCACCTCTTACCATCAATTTTGAGTGCATTTATTTGATTGTTAGTCAGTTTCATCTTGGACTTTGCCACGGGCTTCGCCTTAGGCTTTGCCTTAGGCTTTGCCTTACGCTTGGGAGACCTTCTGACTTTCTTGATAACAATATCCTCACCAATAATGAATTGTCGAATTAATTGAGAGTTGGCCTTGTACGCATTTTCAAGAATGGCTGTATTTTTAGCCCCTATAATCTGTATATTACCAGATTTAGTTATGTTCAGTGTGTATCCGTTCATGGTGACATACATAATAGGTGAAAGTTCTGGTTCGTAATTAACTCTGCCATACTTTTCAAATTTAGACCCAATTCTTTCCATGTTGAACACACCGTTAATGTTAAACTGACCACTCAGATTATTAAATTGGATGGGATTGTAGAAAAATGGTTCCTTCGTCGTGTAGTTGTCAACTACGTAGCGACGAATAAGTTCTGGTTGTCTCAAAAGATGACTTACTAAAAATCCACCCGAAAAGCGAATCTTTCCGTTTTTGTAAATGTTTACATTCACTCCATGGCTCTCACCCTTGTCGTTGGATATTATCATCTTAAACTCTACAGTCACGAGAGGTATGTTCATACTACCCTTGAGACCCAAATTACGTGTGTGTCTAAGGGCGATCTGTTGTTGACCATATCTACCCACCATTTCTAGAGTTTCTATATAAAGACCCTCTACGATTTGCATTTTAGCAAGGGGTTTTTTAGCGATGATTTGTTTGAGATTAACGACGACATCCTTTTGTCCGTAGCCACTATCAACTCCGGCGTTAAACATGCCAGGTTTTAGTGGGGAAATCTCGAGGATGGATAGGTCACTGACCACGGCTGGATTCATCTCGGCGAGAGCCTTTTCAAACGCATTCTCATTGATTGGAGGTAGCTCGTTAAACTCGCTCGTATCTATGGGTTCTCTCAATGCGTTGTTTACTAACTTGTTAATATTGACATCCGCAAATTCATTTTCGAGAGGAGCGGGACGCCTCCGTTGTATTTCGGGTCGAGTGGGTTCACGGAAGAATTGTTGGCCTCTTACAATTGATTCTCTGCGAGCCATGCGTTCCGCTGCGTTGGCGCGCTCGGCTCTTTCCATTTCCATCTCGAGTTCTCGAGCAAAATTATTATTAGAGTTATAGTCAGGACTTTTTCGTACGTCCACACCAGACTGCCTGACAAATTCTTTGACCGACTGGCTCATATTACTATTAGTAAGGATTTTTTTAGTGGTTGGTGCCGGTTACGAGTTGTTCATCTACGAGGTCAAGACCAAAAATAACCGGCTGAAGGGGATACTGCCTTCCACGATAGGACACAGACTCGTTTCTAACTTCAATCTTATAGGAACTGAAAGGACCCGCATAGAAGTCCTGGTGAAATTTGTGCTGACCCAAGTTGTTGGCCCTGCAATGCGTATTGAAGGCTGCTACGAATAGATTTTGAGGGACATATTCTTCCTTACCAAATTCGACGTTCGTAGACTCGAGGAAGTGGATGAGTGAGCTTGCCACCATCGCCACCTGCTTTTGGATAGTTTTGAAATACTCGGGTACCACGTTCCAAATATCTTTGTCCCTGTATTTGTTTGAATAGTCGATGTATGCCTTGACGCACTTGAACAGAATAACAGGAAGTTCTTGTTCGAGTTTTCCATCGAGCTGAGGGTCTGCTTCGAGAACCTGACGGCTAAAGTTCCATGGAAGAATACGACGCAAAACAGAACCAGAGTTGTCCTTCCAATTAGGAACCTCGTTGCCTCCCAGGACACCCGGAGTTTTCCATTCAATAGAGAGAGCTTGTTTATTCTTCACGGCGATACTGACATCCTCACCTGATACAATAGACTGGAACTCAGCCTGTTCGAGGGCGAGGTCACCTTTCACCTCGGGGGCAATGAACATGAAAGAGTCATAAATGGAGGAGAGACCAAACTTCTTTTCAATATTATTTGAGAGAGTCTTTACGTCCTCATTCTCGTAGAACTTCTTGAATACCTTTGTGATGAGAGTAGACTTACCAGAGCGTGCAATACCTTTGAAGAAGGGAATCACTTGCCAGGTGTCCAGTTCACCTACGTCGAAGCACAGACGTCCACCCATGACGTAACACCAGTTACAAACTTCCTTCTCAAAGTTTTGATATTCTAGGATCGAGTCAAACCAGGGTGTAGGAATCTTTGTCCAGTCTTCGATATGGGAAAAGTCGTCAAATTGTTTATCGAAATATTTACAGGCAATAATAGTGGGATCGAGACAGGCAAATTCCTTGCTGGTGTATGGGTAAAAGCTGCACTTGTAAGAACCCAGATTAGGATCCCACTCCTTACCAACAAAAACACCATTCTTGAAAGACCACACGTGCCTCCTCTTGATTATAGCAGGGAATTGAGAATCGATGCACTTCGAGATGTTGTCAATGACTTCCCTGAAAGTGCTTCCCTTACTTGTGAAGTTCTTCCAGTTGTTAAAGTCATCATCTTTCTGTGCGAGAGAATAAACAAACTCTTCGATCGTCATTTTGGGGGACCATGCCCTCGTCCTGTAGCGCTCGATAGTCTTAATTTCTTCGCAGCAATATCCTTTGTACCTACGATATCCAGCTTTGTAAAGTTCATCGAGAACGAGTAAGAGGCATTTCTGAAAGGGTGAAACACTATCAACATCATCCTCTGATACGGTGGACGGATCGAAAATCGACCTAACCTGAGGCTCAGCCGTCTTGTTGACAACTCGCTCATAAGACATGTAGTGACGACGAATGTTGTCGTATCCATCCTTCACCTGTTTCAAGATGTTATGAATTCGGTCGACGACGGTGTATCCATCGTCGTTCCGTTTCTTATGAAGATTAAGATTCTTGGCATGATTTTTTAGATTTACGAGATATTCACGTTGTTTTTCACGGACACCTTTGATAGCCAGGATGTCTATTTTAGATGGATTAGGGTTGCCATTCTCCCAGTAGTCACGGTGAACGAACTGCCTGTATCCCAAATTTCGAGCAGTTGTGAAATCTTCTGAAGTTAGACTCCAATGTTTCTCGAAGTTTGTTGTAGTTTTGTTAATTGAATCCTCATTCATCGACTGAATATCCATCTTTAGTAGTTCGGCGAGTGCTTCATACTGATTCGGTTCCTTGTCGATGAAGTGAGTGCCTTCCATAATTATACTATTTACAATTTTTCTCTCTAATTAATTTTTCAACTCGCTCAAAATCTTTATAAGAATTTTGTTTTGCATCTGAAGTTGCTGGGAGATGCCCACCAGAGCGCTACACACAGTGTCACCATCCTCAGTGGCGAGGAGAGAAGTCATCAGTGTGGGAAGGTCTACCCCGTCATCCTCGAACATGAGGTCATCGTCCACCTCTTCCTCAGTCTCCTCAATTTCCTCCTCGGTCTCGTCATCAGTTACAATCTCACCTTCTTCAATCTCATTTTCATCAGGCTGCGTGGACATTTATGATAGGTTGAGGAAATATGGTATGCGAAATTTCGCACTTTACCCAAAATTATTTTCTCTGCTTATAGTACAACAACTTTCACAATGGCCGGTGGTCTCATGCAACTCGTAGCGTACGGTGCCCAGGATGTCTACCTTACTGGTAACCCTGAGGTAACTTTCTTCCAGGCGAAATACAAGCGCCACACTAACTTCGCGATGGAGAACATCGAGCAGACCGTCAACGGTACTGCCGCCCCCTCCGGTCGCGTCTCCGTGACTGTTGCCCGCAACGGTGATCTTGTCGGTGACATGTACATCGAGCTCAAGTCCGCGTCTTCCAACACCCCGACCCCCTCCGAGGTTGATGACTGCAACTGGGCCGCCGAGCGCGCGATCTCCTCCGTCGAATTATCAATTGGTGGTCAGCGTGTGGACAAGCACTACCAGAAGTGGTGGCGCCTCTACTCCGAGCTCTACCTCGATGAGTCCAAGAAGGCCACTTGGGGTAAGATGACCACTGGTGCTACCGGTAAGACTGTCTATCTCCCTCTCATTTTCTTCTTTAACCGCAATCCCGGTCTCTACCTTCCCCTCATTGCCCTACAGTACCACGAGGTCCGTCTTGATTTCGACCTTGCGTCCAACTTCAGCACCTTCCTTAACACTGACACCTTCAAGGTTTGGGCTAATTACGTTTACCTCGACACTGAGGAGCGTAGGCGTTTTGCGCAGAAAGGCCACGAGTACCTCATTGAGCAGGTGCAGCACACTGGCACTGACACCGTCACCTCCGCCGGTCCCAAGCAGGTGCGCCTCTCCTACAACCACCCCGTCAAGGAGCTCGTATGGTGCTTCTCCAACGCTGCCACCAACAAGAACACCCTTTGGAACTTCTCCAATGTTTCCACCGATGCCGGTATCGTTCTCGAGAGCTCCACCCTCGCTTCCGAGGCTAACTGCTTCGTTGCTCCTGCGCTCATGGGTTCTCCCCTCGTTGCCACTGGTCTCGCCGGTGGTTCCGCGCAGTTCACTGAGGATGCTGTCGGTCCTCTGAACACCTTCAAGCTCATCCTCAACGGCCAGGATCGTTTCAAGGAGCAGAAGGGCAAGTACTTCAACCAGGTCCAGGCCTACAACCACCACACTGGTTCCCCTATGCCCGGTATCTATGCGTATTCTTTCGCACTAAAGCCAGAGGAACATCAGCCCACTGGCACTTGCAACTTCTCGCGCATTGACAATGCCCA